TTGGTCTATGACGGCTATCTCGAAGGCGGGACCGTCAAACATATCGTCATCCTGCTCGACAATCTGCTGAACAATCGACTGATCAGGCATGAGCGGTCGTATCGCGTGAAGCGTGTGCCTCAATACAATCGCCTCAAGATCGAGCTACAACTCGCCACAGCCTCCGACTCTCTCGGTTTCACGCTCCCATACCGAGCCTATTTCCCGCCCGCCTTCCCTGCGGTCCAGCAATGACGCTGCAGTACAAGCATCTCGAGGGTCGCTCCTTCCTGGCGGGCGTACGCGACTGCTTCTCGCATGGTCGCGAGCTTTACTGGGACAACTTTCAGATCCCGATTACGAACTACGCCCGACCGCACGACTGGAGCGCGGATAGCGACGACCTGATCCGCAAGCTCCACGAGCGCGAAGGTTTCCAGTTGGTCACCGATTGGAAGTTCAAGGATCTCCGCCCCGCTGACGTACTCTGCGTGGCGATCGGCGAGAGTAATCCGAACCATTTCGCGGTCTACGTCGGCGACAACACACTGTCGCATCACTTGCTGTGGCGTTTCAGCAACTCGGAGCCCTATCGAGACTTCTGGCGCAACTCGACCGCTTTCGTCCTTCGGCATCCGGACGTTCCAGACCTCCGGCCGAAGTTCCCCGACACCGATCTGAGGAGTCTGCTCAATGAGCGATATCGCGTCGGCGCTGCTTGACTTCGTCGGGGCCGCCGGGCTGCACTACGGCGAGCCGGAGTGCTGTGGGATCATCACGGCTGAAGGTGATGTCGTGCAGCTGCCCAACATCCATCCAGAGCCTGAGAAAGGCTTCCATATCGACCCGAAGGCCTTTCTCGAGCAGCTCGCCGCCGGGGCTGTCGCAACGTGGCATACCCACCCGGGGCGCGACCCCAACCTGTCCGAAGAGGACATGAACGGCTTTCGCGCCTGGCCAAGCCTCCAGCATTACATTGTCGGCATCCGTGACGGCAAACCGGCTGTCGCCACCTTCAAAGTCCTAGAGGACGACGTGGTGGTGAACGCATGAAGATCATTCTCCACGGAGTGCTCGCCGACCGGTTCGGACACGAGTTCGAGATCCAAACCGATGTACCGGCCGATGCGATCGAAGGGTTGTCACGTCAGCTTCCGGACTGGCCGCGTGAGCTTCGTATCGATGTCCTCGATTTCGACACCGAGGAGAAGCTGCGCGCGCCGACGGACGCCGCCGAGATCCACCTCGTGCCGAGCATGTATGGCGGCGGCGGTAAGTTTGGCCAGATCATCCTCGGCGCGGCACTGATCGGAGCAGCGTTCATCCCCGGGCTGGGCCAAATCGCTGGCGTCGCTGTCAGCTCGATCTTGTTCAGCGCCGGCGCCTCGATGGCGCTGACAGGGATCTCGCAGCTTTTCATGAAGGCACCGACGGTCGACAAATCCTCGGACCCGCCAGCCTCCAAGTATTTGGGAAATAACAAGAACACGACTGTAATCGGGACGCTGATCACCATGGCCTGGGGCCGGATCAAGCTGACCGGTCATTGGCTCTCCGTTCAAGTGGACTCGAACGATCTCGTGACGACGTCCTTCCCCGTAACGACCAGCTAGGGTTCCCATGCAAATCGACCTTCGTCTCAAGCAATGGACGACGCCCAAACAGGCTCGCACGATCGATGCAATCAACAGAACCGGGAGCAAGCGCGCAGCGGCACGCGAGCTCGGGGTGCATCGCCGGATGATCGACAAGTCACTTGCCGCGGTCGAGAAGAAGGCCGCAGCGCACGGCTACGCACCGGCATGCAATCTCAATTCCCCGATCCCTGAACCGTTCATCGCGCGAGGGCATTCGACCCTCGAGAAGATCCACCCCGACGGCTCGCGCGAACCGGTGCTGCAGTGGACCAAGACGCGCCTCGATGAGCAGAAGTGGCTGGAGCTGGTCGAGGAAGCGGTCGAGAGTTTCATCGAAGGTGTTGAACCGATTGAAATGCCCCGGGGGCCGGACAATTATCAGTCCGACATCATCCCGTGGATCCAAATCGGCGACGCGCACTTTGGCATGCTGGCCCACGCCGCGGAGACCGGACAGAACTTCGATCTCAAGATCGCCGAGGCTGAGCTGTGCGGCGCCATCGGTCTACTGATCGACGAGCTCCCAAGTTCCGAGGTCATGGTCATTAACGACCTGGGCGATTTCACTCATTACGAGAACTTCAAGGCTGAGACGGAGGCGAGCGGGCATAGGCTCGACGCGGACGGACGGTTCCCCAAGATGATCAAGGTCTACAGCCGAGTCATGCGTTGGATCGTCGAAAAAGCACTGACCAAGGCCACGCGTGTCGATGTGATCGTCAACCAGGGGAACCACTCCCGGACGAACGACATCTGGATGGCTGAGCTATTGCGCGTCGCATTTCCTGACACGAGCCGGGTCAACGTCCTCAACAACGATAACGTGTTCATCGGTTATCGGATGGGCAACACGCTGGTGATGACTCATCACTCGGATCAGTGCCGCCCCGATCGACTGTGTGGGGTCATGACGACGGAGTTCCGGCAGGACTACGGCGAGACCGAGTTCCACTACATCGACATCGGTCACATTCACCACAAGATGGTGGCCAAGGAACACCCGGGCATCATCATCGAGAGCTTCAATATCCTCGCCGCGCCCGACAAGTATGCGCACGACCACGGCTACAGCAGTCGGCAGTGCATCTCGGTCGTGCTTCGCAGCCGCACCTACGGCGAAGTTGGCCGGCGCGTTCTTGGCATCCGTGAAGTCCGTGATCGTCTGTCGATGAAATCGGCTGCACCGCGGCGGGCGTTCGCCGCCTAAGTCACAGCATACCCGTGAGTTCACCGCCGCGGTGAGGTCATAGCCTCACCGATGGAGCTGACGATCAGCGGTGCAGGACCGAGCGGGGGTGGGGGCAGCAAGTTCACCACACGCCCTGACACGCTTCGGTCGAACGACACCTTCGAAGGACTGCTCGGCCTCTGCGTTGGCCCGATCAAAGGGCCCGTAAACGGGATGAAGTCGATCCGGGTCAACGAGACTCCGATCGAGGACGCGAGCGGCAACCAGAATTTCCAGGACTTCCAGGCGATCTTCGCCGACGGAGACCCACTCAAATTCCCGCAGAAAGTATCACTGCGGCTTGGCGCCGCGGGTGCACCCACGAACATCGGCGTCCAACTTCACAACGTCGGTGGCAGCAGCTCAGTCTGGGTCACGCGCACCGTCGCCAATATGGGTGCCCACAGCGTCGATCTCCGTTTCGATGTCAGCCAGCTCTACAGGCAGGACAAGAAGGGGATCTACGGCACCACTGCCCACATCGAGATCCAAATGAAACCGGTGGGCACGACCACCTGGATCAATCCCTTCAACTCGAATGGCAACACTCTGCCAGCATGGAACCCCAACGGATACGACATCGATGACGGGTTCGGCAGCACCGTCAAGCAGCTCCTGACACAGGGCACCTATAACGCACTCAGTTCCGGCGCGTACGGTTCGTATCTAACGATCAACGGCAAGACGACGAGTCCCTTCGTCAAGGAGCTCCGGATCAAGGTGCCGAACACCGGCACCTACACGAACGTCGGCTGGGACATCCGCTGCCGTCTCGTCGAGACCGAAAGCCTCGACGCCGATCCCAATTTCGAGAAGCGCACGATCTCGTGGGAGTCGATGACGGCGGTCTACGACACCACGCTCGGCGACCACGAGGATTGGCGTGGCCTCGCCTGGCTCCAGCTCTACGGCAAGGCCAGCGACAGCTTCAACGGCATCCCTGAAATGGACGGCGTCTATGACACGAAGATCGTGTCGGTGCCGCCGTCCACGGTCTTCAACCCAAATACGCGTGTCTACACCGGCGCGATCTGGGACGGTTCCTGGGCGAAGGCCTACACCAACGATCCAGCGTGGGTCATCAACGACGCGATCACGGACTCCTTGTCGGGAATTGCGCGGTTGGTCCCCGGTGCGCAGCTCAACAAATGGGACGCGCTTGATCTCTCGAAATATTGTTCGGAACTGGTTTCAGACGGCGCTGGCGGACAGCAACCGCGCTTCTCGCTGAACCTCGCCGTCAGCGAGGCCCAACGCAGCGACGAATTCATTCGGTATCTGGCAGGCGCCTGCGCCGCGACAGCCTGGGACGATGGAACGGGCGAGTGGCGCTGCGTTGTCGACAAGCCACAATCCCCGGCCGCGCTCTACACCCTCGAGAATATCGAGGGTGAGTTCAACTACAGCCACACGGACATCGACACACGCTTCAACGATGTCACCGTCGTCTTTCTCAACGAGGAGTTCGACTATCGCGAGGACCGCGTTCGGCTCGAGGACGATACCCACATCGCGTTGTTCGGCCGCAAGCCGACCAAGATCGTGGCGATCGGATGTACCCACCGGCAGCAGGCCGTTCGCTGGGCGATCCTCAAGATGCGGACGAACGTCAACGAGTTCCGCAATGTCAGCTTCACCACCAACCGTCAGGGCAAGATGCTCGAGCGGTTCAACTGGATCCTCATCGCCGACGGCTCGCTCAATCAGACGCTCGACGACGTTAAAAGGACAACCGGGCGGATTGTAGAAAACAAGGGCGGTTCGATCGTTCTGCGGGACACGATCCGTATTGAGCTCGGTGTCGACTACACAATCGCAGTCACGGCCCCCAACCCGGCCTACAATCCAAGTAGCTCCACGGCACCGACCGATCCCACCTGGCAGCAGCCGACGATCACATTCACTCGCACTGTCACCAACACCGCACTGCAACGCGGAGACGTTCGCGAGATTTTTATCAGCACACCCTTGCCGGCCGGCGTCGCCGAGAGCGCGAACATCGCGCTTTCCGCGGTGGGCTTGCCCAGCGTGCCGAAGGTCTATCGAGTCATCGATGCCGACTACAATGATGACGGTGAACGCGTCACGATCAACGCCATCGAAGTTGACACCGGCAAATACGCTGCGTCCGACATTGCTGACTACGACTATCACATGCCCGGCTACGACGGTTCTGGCGGTGATGTGCCCTCACCGGTCGCGCCAGCTGCTGGCGTCCTTCATCTCAACGAGGTCAATGACATCAACGCGGTCACGCGTGTGCTCGTGGCCAATTGGTTGCGACCGGTCTTCGGTCACATCAAGGGTTATCGCGTTACTCGGCGTGTGAATGACGGGCCGTGGATCCCCGTCACGTTCACGACCGCCCTCTCATACGAGCTCAACGACCCGAGCGGCGGACACCACGAGTTCAGGATCTACACGGTCGACAATCACGACCGGATTTCTCTGCCACTCTACGCCGAAATCACACTTGATGGAGTCCCGACGCTCACTCCGGTGATCGAGCTGTATGCTGACGACGGCACCTTCGATTTTATCGACGGCATCGCATTCGATCAGAACCAGGTCATCACCGTCACGGCGACGACTCGATATACAGAGGAGGCCGTCAACTGGTCAGTCGATCCGGCGGTGACGCTTGGAACACCCAACGCGTTTCAGCGCTCGCTCTCGATCGCCAATTTCGGTGACAACTCTCATGTGACGCTCAAGGCGGTTGGGGCTGTGAGCGGCCTGCAGAGCACGATCACACTCGTTCGCAATGCGATGACAACTCCCAACGACAGCATCATCCCTGACAGCGCTTGGATCGGCACGGTTCAAGGCACGATCAACACCGGAGTATCTCCGACTCCTGACCCCGGTGGTGAAATCTACGAGCCCCCAGCGGGGATGCCCTGGAGCCGCAACGGCCGATTCCGGGTGCAAAGGGCATGACCTACTCGCTCTATCTTGCGTCGGGTGATGTTGGCACTTCGCACACGTTCACGTCCCCGACGTTCACCAACTTCACGCCTGGGGAGCCGCTCTGGCTGAGCTACCATGTCAAAGCCACGCGGGTTACGGGAGTAGGCGTAGCGACCCTCCGCGCTGAGCTCCTGTGGTTTGACGCAGCCGGGGGCTCGCTCACGTCCACTTATGCCGATGTAGCGATCGACGCCTCGATCTCCGAGACGCTGAAGCAATTCAAGATGTTGCCTCCGGCCGGCGCCAAGTCCGGCAACTGCCGGTTCACGGTCACGCCAGCTGCGTCACCCATGCAGCACAACCTCTGGCTGACGAAGGTGCGTCTAGGCAAGACCGAGCTCTCGGCCACGAACGGCGCTATTTGGGGCACAAACCTCTCGGGCATCCCGACCAACCTTGCCGCCCTGACCGGTGTCGAGGACATTCTCAACTCAAGCATTCTCGCGGTGATCGCTGCCGACAATGTCCTCTCCATCAACGAGAAGATGAGCGATCTGGCGGCCAAGAACGCGGGGCTGGAGGCGGCCTACCAAAACTTGGTGGTGCGTGCCGCAGCTCTGGGGGTCTCCACTACGAGTGTCGCCAATCAACGGGCTAACTGGCTGGCGCTGCTCGGTTCGTACTCGCCGGCATGGAATAGCTACACCCAGAACACCACGATCTACAGCTCGCTGTTCACCGCGGCGCAGGAGGTGTTCCCTGGAGGGTGGTCAGCAGGAAACGGCGTAGCGACGTCGGCGAACGGCCAATATACGACCGTAACCGACAGCAACGCTTCTGATTTTTCACTGATGTATAGTGGCGCCGCACCTGTAGGGGTGGGTGCTAATGTCTGCGCTGGCATTGCGATAAAGAAGTCGAGCACCCACACGACTAATTGGGCGCTCTTACGCATCGTTTTAAATGGTGGCGGCGTAGTGGAGGCGGCGCTCAATCCCTACACTGGGGGGATTACTGGCGGAATAGCCTCCCTTCCGGGGTCCACGCATAGGATAGAGGCTCTCGATCTAGGGAATGAGTGGTATCTCACAGTAGAGCTGTACAACGCACCTGCTGGAACCGCGAACGCATATCTTCAGCTGTATCCGGCTGTTAGCTCTGACGGAGATACCTTTGGATCGTTCAACGTGGCCGCCACTGGCTCAATCGATGTTCTTGGAAACATTCAATTAGCTAGTGGTAATTGGACCAAGCTAGGGCGCAACCAGCTGGTTGGCCGCTACAACATTTACGTCGCCGAGATGCAGAAGCTGGCCAATGCGATCAGCGGCGTCGACGCGTCGATCTCCAACTACGTCGACGGTCCAACGTCGGCCAACGTCACCTACGACTATACTGGGGTGACGATCCAACAGAACGTCGATCTGAACTACTACCTCCGCAGCGGCACGGCGGGTGCGGTTGTGTCTGCCGGCGTTACGATGACATTCACGGTTCTCTCGGGCAACGTGAACGGTTTCACCAGCGCCTCTGGCCCACAAAACATCACCGTCAGCGGTGGCGTGGGTACCTTGACGGT